TTGTTCCTTCAACGGGTCTACTGCTTCCTTGACAATCTCATCGATTGTCTTCTTTAGTTTTTCAATGTCCATTCTCTCTCCTCCTTCAATCTAATTTACCCTGCATTTTGCGTATTTCACGCTTCAATGCTTCACTTACTAATTCCTTTATGACATCTACATCGATACCCTCTTCTACGTCCGTATCTGTTCTTTCTGCTGTATCAATCACTTCTTGGATTAAATCTCGTGCTTGTTCCAGCTTTTCTTTGTTTGTTTTGCTCAAAACTGCCCCTGCTTTTGTCTCTTCTTGTGTCAGTTCTGTGAATTCAGGCGGTATTTTGTTAAATTCTTCATAATGCCGTGCTAAGTGGTTATACACTGCCTTCCTGTCCTTCTCTGGTATGTCCACGCCTCCACGTCCTCCCATTAATGCCGCCATAGCTGCCGCTACGCCACGCCATACTACTGGATAGCCGCCTGTTGCTTTATGATGCGGTAACTTATAGCTGCCCTTAATGTCAGGATTTTCACTGTCTACCCATGCACACATTACCTTTAGGTCATCAACAGATGCCCTGGTTACTTCCTCTGTTCCATCCCATGGTGTATCTTCAGGTGCCAATGGTGTGCCGTCAGGATGTGCCTGCCCGTATGTTATAGCACCTTTGTCATACGACAAAATACGCTCTGCCCATTTCTTCATCGGTTCAATGTCGATACCTTTTGCACTTGCTGCTATCAACGCCTCCGGATTAGATGGTACAGGTACGCAACTCCACTCTAACAGTTCCTGCTCTTCAAAATCAATGCCGCCGTCTCTGTCCTCGCTGTACTTCCACTTAATCGGATTAAACCCCACCGATGTCGCCTTCATAAATCCATTTTTGTACAATTGATAGACCATATAGCCGAATGGATAGACTTCTTTAGGTGTGAATTTTGCTCTACTTTTGAGTTTGCCATCCTCTACCCATGTCGCCAATGCCGTCGCTACCGGTGGACTGTTGTAGTCATGTGCGAATAGTACAACTGGATTCTTGTTGTACGCGTCAAGCTTCCACCCGTTAGGATTGATTGTGTCCGCGTCTCTGTCAACTGTACCTGTTGAAATTACAAATTCCAATACCAAATCCTCTACTTCATTTACTTCTTCCAATGTAAAGTCCTTATAAACTGTAAGGTTTGCTTTGTCGTCTGCTTCCTTAAATTTCTTTGAATCTACAAACACTACTCCTCGCCCTCCTTTCTCTCTTGCTCTTTGTTTGCGTCTTTGTTCATCTCTGAATCCTCCTTCTTGTTGTCTTGCTGCATATAGCCGAAATTCTGCGTGAAATATAGATTATATGGTACAGGAAATACGTTACCATTAGCATCTGTTAGTGCTCCATGCCCGCTCAATTCTCGCCATTCATTCACTGTTAGACTCCATGGTGCCGCCTGTGCTGCACGTAGTGCGTACTCTTTGTCTTCAGGTACCGGATTGTCGTACTCTAATATAAGCCTGTCGTCAAACTCAGGTACCAGCCGCTCCTGTAAATAACTACGAATCAATTCTAATCTTGGTTGAATTACCCACCGTGAAAACAGATAATCACTCGCTTCAATTGTTGCCCTGTTGGATGACTCAACAATGCCCAATATCTCAGGTGGTACGCCATAGACATGTATGATCGTGTCCCGCTCGTACTTTCTAAGGTCCACTAACTGCATATTCTCGAATGTTTGATTTAGTGTCTGCACATCCACTTTTTTGCTCAGAAAATACGGTTTATAGACACGCCAAAATCCTTGATTTTTGTTTAGCCAATCCTGCTCTAATCTCTTTGTATCTTCAGGTGTCAATCCTTCAGCACTTATTATAACATCAGGTCTTGCTCTGTTATAAAACCACGATTTAGTGTGTTTTGCCGCGTACTCGTCGGTCTCCAATTCATCTCCCAATGACCGTGCCATACCACTGCCGCGTCCATATGGATTAACTGGATCAGGTTCAGATATCCAAAGTACCTCGCTGACTGGTATCTCCTCATTTAGTCCACGGTATGATACCCTATAAAACGGTTTATCTGCCGTTGGTATAGAAACTACCCAATCAGGTGGTAAAGGCCATAGTGCAATAGGTGTGCCCGCTTTGTTTCTCTCTTTTAGTAAAAATGCTTCACCTGTTAAATCCAAATATATCTGTATTAACTGCCGCATTGTTACGCCTGTCATGTAAGAGTTCCCATAATTCAATAAGTCAAGCAATGGATGCTCTGTTATCTCCTGCACTGCTCCCTGTTGTTTCAGATAACGCCCGCGTGTCTCAAAGCTCGCATGTTGTACATTAGCCGATTTTATAGCTTTGCCGTTGTCAGTTACTACATACAGATGCCATCCTGTGCTCGCCACGCTCCTGCTTACTTTGTTGACAACAGCCCTTAGCCACGGCATCGTGTTGTATGCCTCCAACAGTTCATGTGTCCCCCGTGTTGGTGGTGCACCATTACTACCCGGATACATGCCCAAAAACATGCCGCTCATCTGGTCGCTGTCTTTAGGTTTGCCGAATAAGAAGGATTTTATATTATCCCATAGTCCCAATTGTATACCTCCTTTACCATAATTGCACCACGCTCTGCTTCTTATATGTAGTTATAGCATAACGCAATGCGTCTACTGCGTGGTCGTATTCCTTAACTGGTTCATCGAACACCGCTGTATCATGCGTCTTCCATCTGTAGTTTTCTATTTCATCTAATAGGTTATTAAGCCCTCTAAATATAAACAATTTATCACTTTTTAAATGCGATATTACCTGTTCTATCCCATTCTTTACTGAGTTATCCGCTGGTGCAACTGGTAAACCAATCCTGCGGTACTGTTCAATAGCTGCAGGATTTGAAGGATCACAGTACACTCTCTCTATTTTCTCACCTTCACTTAGCCGTAGTATGTCCCTGCCACTCTCTTCTGGTAGTTTGTTACGTTCATAATATTCTCTATATGCATAAAGCACGCCATCATTGTTTTCTGCTAACCATACCGCCGCTGTTGGGTTATTATACCCCAAGTCAACGCCAATTATGCGTCTCCAATCACTTGGTATATCGAATGGTTCCACTATATGATGCCCAGGGTTGAAATCTTCATAAACTAAGCCCTCAGGCCTCGCAAACTCTCCCATATAAAACATCTTAAACTTCCACTCTGGAAGTGTCAATTTTGCTCTTTCAAACTCTTCTTTAGGATAATAAGGATTCATAATGCTTGCGAATTGTATAACATCGTAGTCTTTGTCCCCTGCTTTCCATTTATCGTAGATTTCAGTCTTCAACCACCCAAGGTTGTACGGTGTAGTTGTTATCAGTACTCGTCCATTGTAAAAACCTATGCGTCTCATGATAACTTCCCATACTTCACGTCTCATTTGTCCCGCTTCATCTAACCATGCCGCACGTACATGTACACCTTCAAGTGTAAACGGATTGTCTGCACTACCAAAATAGATAACACCACCAGTTGGTAGATAATATGCCCGCTCACTTGCTTTATATTCACCTTGTACTAATTTATCAAAAAACTCACGAGTTTTAGGTAAAACTATACGTTGGAACATCTGATAAGTTGGTGAGACTACAAGATAAGCACCCTTAGGGTCGTTCTGTATTTCACGATATAACCAAATGGGTCCAAGCCAGGACTTACCTGACCCAGTGCCGGCTATCATAGCTACATACTTTGCTTTACTATTCCAAACCTGAGTTTGTCCTTTATGAAGCTTGACTTTCTCAATCTGCATCAAGTTCTACCTCTAATATCTGCGGTAGTGTTACTTCTTGCTTGCCAATCTCTGTAGGCTCACCACGGTTTAGTCTCTCGATTTTAGCCGCTACATCAAACCATCGTGCCAGCTCTGTCGGTGTTAGCTCTGACGGATCTATACTTTGCAATCGTTCTATTATCTTCTCTTGAAATGCCATAGCAATCCGTGCTTGACGCTCTGCCATCTCTAAAATAGCCCGTTCATGCTCTGCTCTTTTCTTCATCTCGATATAGTCATCATAAGCACGTGCCCGCTCTACCCAGTGGTATTTTCTTGACCATTCACTAAGCCATTTTGTAGACCTTGGTTTAGGTAAGTTTTGCCCTGCTTTCTCTATTGAACGCTCAGGCCCAAGATCACGATAAGCACAAAACGCCGCGTATGCTTTTGCACTCTCGCCCTCTTGTCTCTCCCATATTTCACTCATTAATAAGCACGCACCGTCCTATACATAATATACCACAAAAACAGGTAAAAAATTCACGATTTCTACTTTGTTTCCCTCTTCAGTACATCGTAGAGTCTCGATAACATAGTCGCCATTTCTGCCCTGGTTACCGGTTTATTAGGATTATAGTATCCTGCATTATCGCCTTTAACTACGCCGAGTTCTTTAAGTTTCATTATGTCTTTATATGCCCAATGCGTTATCGGTACATCTTTAAATAAATTATCCCCTCCTTTGATTGTTTCTTTGCCGAGCATAGCCAAAATACCATTAGCTATACCAAGTGCACATTTTTGTTGAAATTTATCGTCTTTTAATAGCCTTTCTTCCTCTTTGTTGCTAATAAATGCAAGTTCAACAAGTACAGCCGGCATGTGCGTGTATCGTGTTACATAATAGTTGCCCTCTTTGATGCCTCTGTTTGTTCTGTTAATCTGCTTTACAAGTTCTGTTTGTATACATTCAGCAAGTCGTTTGCTTCTGCCGAGGTCTTTGTTAATATACCATGTCTCCGTACCATGAGCCGTATTGTCAGCCGCCGCGTTGCAATGAATAGATACAAACAAGTCAGCCTTTGCTTTGTTTGCTACATCACAACGTGCCTGTAATTCATTAGGTTCATCTGCTGTCCTCACGTCTTTATCTGTATCGCGTGTCATCACTACATCAAAGCCTTCATTAATCAATATCTGTCTTAGTTTTAACGATACAGCAAGTGTTATGTACTTCTCCAAAGTGCCACTATATCCTGCTGCTCCTGGTTGA